ACCCTCCTATAAGGCCATTTTTATGGCGGTCGATGGCTGGTATATTTACGACCGCCCCATGCGCACACATGGAACAAACCAACAACATAAAGCAAATAAACATCTTTTTATCAAATCAAAGACAAGTTCCCCCCTGGAATAGCCGTACCACCCTAAAAAGCCTACGCATCCAATCCAGGCAAGTCTTTGTTGAATAACCGTTACATACGGCTAGATGTGAGTTTTAAGGTTAAACTCAAACCAAGAAAACCTAGTAAGTAGTCAAAGCACTAGAATGTGTAACAGAAGACCAAATGGATCCAATAGGCCCAGCCACCTTACTGACCACCACATTGAGGCGTTCACACCCCCCAGTAGAAGCAGAATAGGTGAACGTAACCTGTCCATCGGCCGACGTCACATTAACAAGCGCAACAGTCACATCACTGGTAGTACCCGCAGAAAACGGTCCCCCATAACCTGTACCACCATGTATCGTTAGAGTGCAGGTTATATGAGAAGGGGCGACATCGTACTGCTCAGTGGCTATAAAATACCTACCGATGGGTAAATCCAAAGTACAAACAGTGGTTGACGCAGAAGACGTAAACTTACCAATAACAGGACCAATAAACGTAAAAGCTGAAGGTAAACTGTTGAGCCCATACCAGAACATGGACTGGTATATGCCCTGTTGCGGTTCAAATAGCTCTACGGCATACTCGACAATTATATCAGCCATATTTGCATCAGTGGCCACAATTTGGTCCGACATGACAATAAGCTGCCCACAATCGATTAGCTTACTATCAGTGGATGTATGGGAATTGACAAACTTCTCCTCTGGTTTGAAGGGGAAAGTGAAATCAACTGAATCCCAAGGGGCACACTCCGCATGGTGAGATAAAGCGAAGAACTCCAATCTGTCAGATGGCAAAGGATCGGTACTATCATAATCAATTCCAACCCCAATACGCCCAGCAGTGGTTGTAGGTTGATTAGACACAAGAGACACCTTCAGACTCAGCAACCGATACTTATCGAAATTAGAAGCGAGCTGAGACAACCAAGGGAAGGTGTCAGACTTACCAGGATTGATAATGTACCGACGAGCCAAAAATGACAGAGTGGTTGAGCTAGAGAACACCCCCCCTATAAGCTCCTTGTGGCGCACGATAACCCCAGAAGGTGAAGAAGACATTCTAGGTTTATTAGAGTTTTTGACACGCACACTACGAGCTACAGGGGCTGACACAACAGATCTGGACGATAAAGCATTTTTGCCAACGCGAGTCATGGTATAAGTTGGAGGTGGGGCAGTGGTGACTGTCTCAATGTACTTAAATTTATCAGTAGGATTGTAATGTGCAAATCCCCCTCCTTCTTTCTCCAAAAAGATTTTGTTTGTAAGCAACTTGGCTGCAACTGGCTCTTTACTTGCCTTATAAACAACAACTTTCTCGGGTGCCTTAGTGGTATTCCGTTTAAACAATTTCCCCAACGCTTTCTTTGAAGAATTTACAGCAGCTGGTATAGCGGTTTCCAAATGAGGACCGTAATGACGCACAGCACCGCGCACAATGGGCTCAGCAACAGCACCAATAATCTGGCTAACGCTGGGAAGTGGCTCTTTAGGAACTTTATAAGGCAAAATGGGCAACTCAACACTTTCAGGCTCTTCAACTATATAATTGGGACGATAGTTTTTAATTTTCATATAGCTTAATATGTTCAGGAATAAACATGAGTTGTATATGGGATCCCTCCAACTCACAGAGAGACTGTTCATGTGCACCCACCAATTAGGCAGGATCCGTGCAGTCGTTCGGCATTTTGTTTAGCACGTAAATATTTACCTCCTAAGAGAACGTTTTGGTCCAATTAAGGGTGCACACCCCAAAGTCAATCACAATGGCGTTACAAATGTTTTACAATCAATCCGAAGATTGTCGTAAAACGTCTCTTCAACAATTTGTTCATCCGGAGTAATGTCGTAAGCCTCCCAAAAAGACGCTCGAGCTTCAGCTGAAACAGGGCTGAAGTCTCTGTCCATATTGTCAACTGAGTGTCTTGTATACCACGACATGTATTTGGTGGGATTTCTTCCGGGCACGCCATACTTGTCGAACACTCTGTAGAAATTCTGGAAAATGGGTAGCCCCCCGGTAAGTCGGAGCCCCCCCATGCCAACAGCAGCCAGCCAGTTAAAGACCTGTTTACGGCTTTGGTAAGGTTGCAAAAACACACTATCCTTACTAATAGCCGTGGCAACGTTCCTAACCATCAACCATCGGTTTCCATCATATATGGGGTGTGTTTGGCAAAATTCAACTTGCTCAAACACAGAAACAGGCTTCTCAATTTTCATGTCAAACCCCATATCCAAAAACCAATCGTACAAAGGTCCAGAGAACTTGTCAAGATCTTTACGTTCCATAAAAACTACACAGTCATCACCATTATTTGCCAGACGACAATTGACCCCAACATGAGCAGAATAGGCTTTGATCATGGAGCACATTAAAACACAGTTACCCAATGATGTATTCATATCACCAGACATGCGGGTACCCTCAATGGTATATTTCAACTTACCATCTTTAGCATACCCCACACAATGGTTAACGCACTGCATTTCCAACAACTTCTTAAGCTTCTCACGGTGCTTTCCGTGAAAACAAGAAGTGTAGATGTCGTGCTCCCATTCCAAAGCCTCTCGCGAAACATGTTGGTCAAATCTACTAGCGTCCAATCCTACGGCAACAGGGTCATTGAAAGTCTCCCACTTTTTACGCAATATTGTGGCCGCTTTATATGCATTATAACCCTTAATAACGGTGACATCACCAAACAATTTCCCCAAAGATTTGAACAATAAAGGTTCAAGCTTCTTGATATACTTCCCGAGTTTTAAATTATATCGTGGGGATCGTGGGGAGATAACTCTAGGGACGGGATCAAGTTTGGTGGTTCGATCGGTCTTTTCATATTTGATAAATACCTCAACGTTTGAGTCTGCTTTGCAAAAGTCCATGTGCGTGAAACTTTCGGCTGCCTCTTCATACCGCTTCTTCTTTGCCCCCTTGCAACTATCAAGAAATTCCTGAGTGGTCCAAGGGACGATATGAGGAAGAAGTTTCAATAAAGAAGCCCGTGTACTCTGTAACACGGAAGCAAAAGCTCGTGGCTGAGGGGGCCTAACAAACTCGCCTTCTTTCTTAACAAAGAAAACTCGCTCGCAAACAGCCCTTTGTAAACAATGAAAAGTGTGATTGAAAGGAATAATAGCTAATGGTTTGGATAAGATATCAGATACAACAGAAAAACACATATATTTCCGTTCCTTGACAATACCTAAAGGTTTGGGGTCGAGCGATAGGAGAGAGGACACATTGTTATAGACCCCCAATGCACCACAGTCCTCTCCACTTTTAACCTCTAGGCACCCCTATTTCTGATCGGTGCCACTAGGCACCAAATCAGAATAGGTCTCTGACTGAGTAAACGTCTCACATTGCATATAAATGTCAGACGGGATGAAAGAAAGAAACAACGCACCATCAACGACGCTGATTTTATCAGCAATCCTCATGGTGTTTGTATTCTCTTCAACCCACCTGACCATCCACTTCCTGGTCACAATGCGATTAGCATCATTCAACTTACGGGGACCAAAATGATGATATGCCTCACGCGCCAAACGTTTGGTGAAGGGTTTCCTCCCTTTACCGCGTTTGACATGGACAAAATCAACATCCTCATCCTTCTCAGTCAGATAGTCATCTACCCATTTTGCAGCACTCCGTTCTGCAACTGCCTTCAACCCAACTACCCATTCATTGGCGCTCTCCAACCACTGGGCACCCAACCCAAAAGCCCTGGCAATACAAGCCAAATTCTGAAGAACAAACCAAAGAAAGAATCGCACGCATCTCAACATGACTCGTGTAAGAAAAGTTTCGGCACCCATAGCAACCATTCTTGGTAAGCGAGATAAC